ACCTACTTGCTATGTCAGTAGCTGGTGGCGCAGAGTCACGTGTCTGGAGAATTCCAGTCATTGACACTCCTGCTATCGCTTCTGGTACTGCTCTTATCGGTGCCTTCGGTACAGGTGCTCAGTTGTATGACCGTGAGGCTGCTACAATCCGAATTTCGGAACAGCATTCAGACTTCTTCGTAAGAAACGCAATTGTGATTCTTGCTGAAGAGCGTCTCGCCCTCGCAGTTAAGCGACCAGAGTCCTTCGTGAAAGTTACCTTCGACGCTGCTCCTTAATCCCTAGCGGAATAAAGAGTTAAGTCTTAGTGACCTAACGAAATAAAGATCTAGCCCTCACCCTTCGGGGTGGGGGCTTTTTCCTGGTGTAAGATAAGAGTAGCGTTGCGTTACACGCATCTTGGCGGTGCATCCCCTGAGGAGGACTCCCCTGCTTCGGTGGGGGAGTCTTTGCTATAATAGGCATATGATTAATAATGGTGAGGACTTCCCATTCCCATTGTGGACGACGAAAGACGTTGAAGTCTTGGAGTCCATTGAACATTTTTGGTCAATAGGTATCGTTGAGTTATTGCACTTTTTAATAAACGAAGACGGTTCCTTTGAAAGAGATAAACTAGACATTTCAATTGTTTTACATTCTGTTATAAACTCTTTAAAAGACCAATATTCATTTGATCAAGTTGGTTCTTTAATTTCCGTTGCAAGTGAGTTTTGTTTAGTGAATTGTCAATATGAAAAACAAAACTTAACCATGATTGAAATTAGTGATAATGCTATTCTGTATCTAGCCTTACAAGAAGAAGATGATCTTGCTCTTGAAGGAGCATTAATACGATCAGAAGACGACATGTCGATATTTAGAAATCCCGTAACAAGATCAGCGTTATCGCTATTTGGATACTGGGAAGATTTAGCAGCGGAACTTTTATTTTGCATATTGACTAGAGGCTTGTTGCATGATACAATAGGTTCTACATTCAATTATATTTCAACAATATTTACAGACAAACTAGAGTTTGTAGACTTTGTTAGAAAGATGTGTGACGTTGGTTTGATATCAACAGAGATACTAGAAACAGGAGAGGCAAAAATAAATATTGAAATACCAGCAGCAGGAATTTTTTTACTTTTGTCTAACAGATCCGAGCTCGCAGTACAATTAGCACATCTTTCAATTTGACTTACAGCCACACTTGTGGTAATGTGAAAATCATAACAATTTGACATTTGGTTTATTGTAGACCCGTTTAGAATACAAGAACCATCTTAATCACGTAACAGCGAAGGGTCGCTGTCCCTTTCAACTACAAGGAGTAATAAACAAATGAAGTCGTTTCTAATTTCAGATGACCATACAAAATCATATGAAGACAAACTACCACCATGGGGATTCAATGGGCTTGGTTACGTAACATACAAACGCACATACGCTCGACCAATATTTGATGGTGACTCAAACATTATAACAAGGACAGAAGAGTGGCACGAAACTGTACAGCGTGTTGTTAATGGAGCACAAAACATTGGGGCAGAATTAACAGAAGATGAAGCACTTAGATTATACGACTACATGTTCAACCTTAAGGGTTGTGTTGCTGGGAGAATGCTTTGGCAGCTTGGCACTGAAAACAATTCAAGGCTTGGTGGTGACAGTTTAGTAAACTGCTGGTTTGTAGACATATCAAAGCCAACTGACTTTTCGTGGTCTGTTGAGCGCTTAATGCTTGGTGGTGGCGTAGGGTTTTCATGTGATCAGCCTGAAAGATTAGGCACTGTTCGCCCAGCGTGGGTTGAGCACCATGATGCAAACGACTCTGACTTTATTGTTCCTGACACACGGGAAGGTTGGGGTGAACTCATACGCAAAGTTTTCGAATGCTACTTAGGAGATGACGACAACCCACGCAAGATGACTTATGCTACACACCTTGTTCGTCCTGCTGGGGTACCAATTAAGACATTTGGTGGCACGGCGTCTGGACCTGATATTCTTATTTCTGGTGTTGAAAAAATTTGTAAGGTTTTAGATGGTGCCGTTGGTAGAACAATGACATCTGTTGAAGTCCTTGACTGCATGAACATCATCGGTTCGATTGTGGTTGCTGGAAACGTACGCCGTTCAGCAGAGATTGCTGTAGGAAGCCTTGATGATGAGTCTTACTTAATGGCAAAGCGATGGGACTTAGGCGATATTCCTATTGAGCGTGCGATGTCAAACAACACAGTATTTGTTTCCCCAGATCAGATGAAAGATATGCCTGATCTCATTTGGGAAGGATATAAGGGCAATGGGGAGCCTTATGGTTTCTTCAACCTTGAGGCCTCCAAGACATATGGTCGAATGGGAGAGGAAAGACCAGATCACTCAATAGTTGGTGTAAACCCATGCGCTGAAATTCCACTGGCAAACAGAGAGTCATGCAACTTGTCTGAGTTGTACTTACCCATGATAGATTCACCAGAAGAGTTAATTGATGTTGCAAAACTTCTTTATAAGGTACAAAAAGCCACAGCAGCTTTGTCTTACCTTGATCCAGCCTCAGATCGAATCACTTCACAAAATATGAGACTAGGCTTAGGGATAACAGGAGTTACCCAAGCAATGGATAAAATTAAATGGCTAGATACAGCGTATGTGGCTCTTCGTGAGTTTGATGCACAATGGTCCTCTAAAAGAGGTTGGCCAGAGTCGGTCAGACTTACAACCATAAAGCCATCAGGCACACTTAGCCTACTACCAGGTGTTACGCCTGGTGTCCACCCTGCGTTTAGCCAATACTTTGTTAAAAGAATGCGTATGGCTTCGTCCGATGTTTTAGTCGATTATTGCAAAAGCAAAGGATTCTACGTTGAACCTTTAAGAAACTTTGATGGTTCTGAAGACGACAGAACAGTGGTAATTGAATTTCCGTGCGCTTTCCCTGAGGGAACCATTTTAGCAGAAGAAATGTCTGCGATTGATCAAATGGACTTGGTTCGTGCCCTTCAAAAAGTTTGGGCAGACAATGCAATCTCTGTGACTGTTTATTACAAAATGGAAGAACTTGGAGAAATCCAAAAGTATCTTGCTCAATATTGGAACGAAATGAAATCAGTTTCTTTCTTACTACACTCTGAGCATGGCTTTGATCAAGCGCCAATGGGAGAACTATCATTAAAGGAGTATCAAGCAATGCTTGAGTCCACAACTCCCCTTGGAGAAAAACTTTCTGGCTCTACGTTTATGACAGATGAAGAGTTTGAAGCAGAGTGTGCTACTGGGGCATGCCCAATCCGCTAACCAATTATATTATTTATAAGAGTTGCAAGTTGTTGCAAGTTGGACTATTAATGTAATTGTTGTACCGGAATATGGCTAACCCCAAAGGAGGAGATTGTTTTTATCGGTTAATCCGGTAGCCGAATGACAATCACAACATCTACAGAACGGGGTCTGGCTTGAACTGGACCTCGTTTTGTCGTTAGAATAAGAAAATGACACGTCTTAATGAATTACAGAAAAATAAGGTAAACCTTTATCTTTGGCAAGTAGCTTCATTAATTGAGTTTTCTGGGCTTTCAAGGACTTCACCAAAAGACAAAAAAGGAAGACTTTCTTTACCTTTTGCTATAGCAATGCTATGCGGTGCAGATCAAAACGGCTATAGTGATGATTTTGATTACCTACTAGGGGAAGTTCCAAGCATGTATACACCTATGTTCATATATTGCTGGGAATCCATCGAACTAGAAGTTGAAAAGGATATCGTTTATTGGTCGGAAGCCGTAGGAGCAAAAGAGACTATTAGGCGAATAAGGAATTTGGCGAAAGTAATAGAACATAGTTAATTTTTTCTAAATGTCCATTTGACATAGTTGTACAATTGCAGTATCATAGAACTATGAATCATAATACACGCTGGAGAAAACACTACGATGCTTTAGTGACGTACTCAGAACGATATGGAGATGCACTTGTTCCAAGCGGCCATGTTGAGTTTGTTGGATCTGGAGAAGAGATAAACCTAGGCAACTGGGTCAGTTACATGAGAACCAGATACAGACAGAATGCTTTATCAAACGAGCGAATAAACCTCTTAGAACATATCCCATCATGGGATTGGGGACCAGTTAGACCAGGACCGAAATCAAGGGATATAGTTATTGAGCGAAACTCCGTAATTAAGGCTAGGTACAAGAAGGGGGACTCTTTATCTTGCATCGCCAAAGAGTACGGCTTATCAAGGCAACGTATTCATCAAATAGTTAGAAGCGCTCAATGAATAACTTTAATAGAAACACCGATGTTGAGTGGGAGGCTTTAATTTCAAACCTCTCAAAAAACAATAAACAGAATGGAGCTGCAATGAAAGCAGGAAATATTTTTAGCGGACTAGTATCACTATCAACAATTAGTGGTATATCTGCTATTGGTATAATGTTGGTAAACATGGTAATAAATAAGGCTTGGCCAGCAATTGAGGCATTCACCCCTGCAATTGGCTACTTTCATGCCTTTTTCATATCCGTAATAGTTTGGGTAATTTGGTTAATCAAATCCTCAATACAAGCTGGAATCACACACCACAAGGAAAAACAACAATGACAGAAACCTTGTGTGAAAGTTGGGAAGATATTGCTGAAAAGTATGTTTTTCAAATTTGGGACAGAACATCTGACATTCATTTCCACGATCCCATTGGGGAGATACGAAGAACAATAGACAACATGATTGATCAGTTCTTTGACGGGAATACAAATATAACGTCTGAGGTGTATTGGTTAAACCTAGGAGCGCTAGCTCTAACCTGTAATGGTGAGTTTGATCCTTATGAAGTTTCTGAAGTCCTTGCAAACAAGCAAAGAGACTATGGTCCCAACAACATTGCTCGATTCGGAGAAAAGGGGTTAATCATCAGACTCCATGACAAAGTTGCTCGTCTTGAAAACCTTTTGGAAAGTCAAGTCTCTGCTAGGAATGAATCAATTGTTGATACGTATTTAGACATAATAGGTTATTCTGTTATTGGCTTAATGTGGATGAATAATGAGTTCCTAACCCCTCTTCGCTCTAAGTAAAGCGAGTAAAAACGAGAGGCAACTTAGTTGCGGTATCATATATTAAGAGTCATCTTTAAGAGGAGATATACGATGCCAGATCCATTTTTATTTCGAGACAGGGAACGCCGTCGTGGTCGTGGTCGAAGAGGTAGAGAAGATGCTAGAGGTAGACGTCCGGGTCTAATCAATAGGATCAGAAACCGAATCGCTGATGCATTAGACCGAGGTGCTGATAACCTAGGTCGTCGTGCGGCTGCTAATCGTGCCCGCCGTAATCGGTAAACTATTACTTAGGTTGCACTATGGCGTTGATAACGGTTTCAAACGTAGAAACATATATGGACATTTCGTTCACCAATACACAGGAAGATGCTGTGACGATGGTGATAGAGGGATTGCAATCAGAACTGGAAGCATATTTACGCAGACCAGTTGAGCAAAGTACCTTTACGGAAACATATAGGATTCCAGAAACAGGTCGTGGGGTAGTAAATCAACAATATTATTACAACTACCCAACAAACCCAGAAACAACTTTAACTTCGCCAGGAATTATTTACGCTCCTACATACACTTTATACTTAGACAATAGCCCAGTTGCTTCTGTCACTTCTGTATCCATTACTCCTGCATCTGCATCTGCTACAGCCACAGCACAGGTTGCTGAAAGAGATTACATTACTAGAAAATATGGAATTGATCTTTTTAATGCGTATGCCAACGACAATGTTACTGTTACATATGTTGCTGGATTAAATGGTGGTGGTATTAAAGCTTTTCAATCATTACTACTTAGAGCAACCGCAAGAGAAGTTCAAAACATGTATGATGATACAGTTGGCCTAAAAGATCTAACTACAAGAAACATAGCCCCACTAGAGACAGGCTTCACTGAAAGAGAATTAGCAAGCATTAAGAGGTATCGCAGAGTAAGGGTGTCCTAACATGGGTACGTATGGAGTTAGGATTACAAGTGTAGATACCAGTAGGTTGCGTCGTAGATTTAATGCGATGTCTAGAAGATCGCAAAACTTTAAACCTGTTTTTAGATGGATGATGAAACAGTTGCAAGAAGCACATCGTGACAATTTTAAAAATGAGGGTGTTTCGTCTGGTTTTAGGTGGCAACCATTAGATCCACAGTATGCTGCATGGAAGTTAGAAAACTATGGAGCAAAAGGAATCTTAGTTAGAACAGGAGACTTAAAAGACAGTTTAACTTTGAATAGCGCTAGAGGCGCTGTTAGAGACTTTGGTTTACGCACGGCTCACTTTGGCACAACGATTGGCTACGCCCAGTTTCACCAAGCAGGCACACAAAACATGGCACAAAGAAAGCCACTATTCGTCCCACAGTTAATGGCCAATAGAACTGGACATGCTGTTGGAGAGTATATATTACACGGTTCACTTGGAGAAGTTAAGTCATTTCTTAGTAAGGGGTTTATGAAATAAAATGATGTCAGGACCCAGATTGGCGAAGCAGTATGTAAGTAATTATCTTGCAAACGACTTGCCACCCAGATTAATTACATACAGAAACCACTGGAATCTTAGCGAGTCACAATTGCCAGATCCACGAAAGGTTTTAACATACGAGCCTTTTGCGCTAGATACGTGGCCAACACTTATATCTTTAGTTATAAATACTAGATCAGTTGATCGTGAAGGGTACGAATACGATTACGACCCTAATTTTAGGGTTACATACGAGATGCGGACATATGTGTGGACAAGAGCAAATGGTGCGCAGACGGTCACAGAACAACGAGATAACCTTACGACTGTTGTCCGTGAGTCCTTAATGGATGGAGCTTCGCTCTCATCTTATGACAGCACAGTTCCTTGCTATCCAAAAATAAACGAATCGACAATTAGGGAAGAATTCTCTGATTTAACCCTTATAAAGGGAGAGCGTCTTTTAGCAGGATCGTATGTAGCATACGATCTATCTCTTGAAGAAATAATTGATCATACCCCAGTAGGTATTATGCAAACGCATGAGAACACTGTTTCAAAAATTGCAGTTACTGCAAATTCCCCCACGAATGTTATTGCAGTGGCTGGCAATGCGCAAGTTACATTGGCTTGGACCACCTCAACATGGAGTGGTGGAGTTTATGAGATAACGGGGTATCAGATTCAACAAAGCACAGATGGTGGCTCTACATGGAGTACGTCTGTCGCTGATACGGGATCTACTGATACCGCAAAGACGATTACTGGATTAACTAACGGAAATAAATATTTATTTAGGGTTGGTGCAATAAACGCAGCAGGTACTGGTGCTTATTCAGCAAATAGTTTATCTGTTACACCATCTGCTTGATGATATTTATAGTTCCAACGATTTCTAGACACTCGGTGGTAGTATAATAAAGAATAGAGCAGACGCTTAGGCGTTTTGCCATTAGGCATGTTCGATACTGGTATTGTATACATCTAATAAGGAATATGGAGGCTTAAAATGCCGGGAGTAAACGTAACAACTGCGGTACGTAGTGGCCCTGTTGGGACTAACGACGTTGAAGCAGGTCAGTTGTTTGTTGTTGGAGAAGCCGAGCGTGGGCCTACAGATGAACCCACACTTTTAAGATCCTTCAGTGACTACACAACCTACTACGGAAATTATCAGTCAGGGAGCCTTTACGCACATGTAAAGACATACTTTGACGAAGGAGGCGCACGTTGCTATGTTATGCGTGTGGCTGGAGGTAGTTCTGCCGCAGGTAGCATTACCCTAAATAACTCAAGTGGTTCCGCTACAATGGACATCACTGCCAAAAATGTTGGCGCATGGGCTGATAACTTGAAAGTTCAAGTTCTTGCTGCAGACGTTTCTGGTTTCAGACTACAAATTGTTTTAGATGGGGAAACCCTATTAACAACTCGTGACCTCACGAGCGTTACAGACGGTGTTAATGTAATTAACACTTCTGCGGTTGCCCATCTTATCACTGCAAGTGACAACACTACAGCAACTGGCAACCCTGCCACTGTTGCTTCCACCGCATTATCCGGTGGATCGAACGGTAATGCTGTTTCAGATGCCGACATTGTTGCAGCACTTGCTACAGATACAACGAAATTAAGTCCTAACCTTAAGTCTGGTGCCATTGCTGCCCCAGGTCGAGGTAAGGGAGCATCAGCAGATGCTATATGGACTGCTTTGAGAGATCATGCTGAAGCAAACAATCGTATTGCTCTTCTTGGTTTCAACAGCGGAACCGCTGCAGGTACCGCTAAGACAGAAGCGTCCGCATATTATGCTGATTCAAAAGCATCATACATGGCTTTCTATTGGCCAGAGATTAAAGTTCCAGTTCCAAACTCTTCAGAGTTAGCAACAGGAACATCTTCACTTGCTGGATCAACTCTTACAATTGATCCTGTATGTTACGCTGCTGGAGCTCGTGCTAAAGCAATTGCTGAAGTCGGCGGTCCATGGCGTGCAGGCGCTGGTCAAATATCTTCTGCGAAAACTGTTAAAGACTTGGCTTCAGATGTTACCCCAGCAACGGGAGACGCACTTGACAATGCTAGAGTTAATGCCATACGTAAGATTGGTGATCAAATCCGTGTTTACGGTGCAAGATCAGTTTCTAACGATGAAGCAAACTGGCGCTATATAACAATGCGTGATACAATGAATTACATTACTCTTGGAATTGAGGGCCGTATGGAAGAATACGTTTTCGAAACCATTGATGGTAGTGGTAACTTGTTTGGACGTATTCGTGGATCAATCAAGGCATTCCTTGAGCCAATCCGCATTGCAGGCGGTTTGTATGAAGCATACGATGTAAACGGGCAATTGATAGATCCGGGTTACAACGTCATTGTTGATGGAACAATTAATCCTGCTACTCAACTCGCTACTGGCTTAGTTAAGGCTCAAGTCGGAGTAAGGGTTTCTGGAGTCGCAGACTTAATTGATATAGTAATTACTAAGAGCAATCTATCAGCCCCACTTATATAAGGAGTAAGGTAAATGGCTAAAGCAACACAGAGACAAATCGTTGCAGAGATACATCCAGTTGAGCTTCCAGGGCACACCAAGGGTCCATTGTTTGACAAGTACTTTGCAACTGTAAGCGGTGGCGAGATTAGCGCTTCTGTGGAAAAGGTATATGATGGAAACAGCACTTTTCCAGAGGTTCTATGCGCACCGTCTGAAATTGGCGACATAACTGTAAGCAAATTCTACGATCCAGAGATTGATACAACCAAGTTGAATCAACTTCGACAAATAGTTGGAATGGCTTATTACGATGTTGTTATCATGACCCTAAACTGCGACCTTAAAGAACCAGGCTCTGAGCGTACATACGCTAAGTGCCTACTTGTTGGCCTTTCGGAGCCTGATGGTGATGCATCATCTGGTGCTCCTTCAGCATACTCACTGACATTCTCAGTAAGTTCAGTTGCAGCAATATAAAAAGTTAAATAAACTTTTCTTTTAGAACTGGCACCACCTTGAGTGGTGTCTTTTCTTTGTGTATCTACTTGACCACCTTAGCAAATTTTACTATTATATTTATGAAGTTGATCGCACATGAATATAAGGAAAAACTATGGCAATCCCAACAGTATCAAGCAGTGTAAACATCAAAGACTTACACCCTAAATTCAAACAAAGACTTGAAGCGTTCTTTGCAGATCCACGAATCAAAGGAAAAGTATCCGTTGTTTCTGGAGTACGCACGTACCAACAGCAGAAGTACCTGTATGATGGGTACAAGAGTCGCCGTCCGGGGTTCAATCTAGCGGCCAACCCAGATCGAGTAAATAGCGCAGGGTTCCAAGGCTCATACCATATGAGCCAACCTAAATTTCAAGGCTATGGGTACGCAGTAGACTTTAGAATCGTGGGCAAAGGGCTTACCACCACACAGGTAAATGCTATCGCCAAAGAATACGGTATTCAAAAAACCGTAGCTTCTGAGTGGTGGCACCACCAGCCTTGCCGTGTCAGTGGAGCAAAAATGGATTGGTTCCCTGTAGGCAAGGAAAAGAAGTTACCTAAAGCTGCTTCTGTTAAGAAAGAACAAGAAGATGTGTTTGCATTTATTGGTGAAGCGATTAAAACTACACTACGTAAAGGTGCAAAGGGCCCAGTTGTAGAGTTTTTACAAAAACTTTTAGATAAGAATGGGTACAAACTTTCAAATCGTCCTAAAAAATATTCTGGCGTAGACGGTGATTTCGGTAAAATGACTGATCGTGCTGTTCGCCAGTTTCAAAAAGATGAAGGTCTAGTTGTTGATGGTATAGTTGGTCCCAATACTTGGGGCAGACTCATCGACTAGTTGACACACCTAGCGGAAAGAGGTAACATAGCAATATGAGTACTGATAAAAATACTGAAGAAATTGAAGTTGCATCTGCTGAGACTGATGCACCTGCTGCTAAGAAAAAAACTGCTCGTTTGACAGTTTTGGATCAATTAAAGGAAGAAATCTCTAAAGAGGTTACTCGTCCTGACATTGAAATTCCAGTGCCAGAGCGCAAAGGCGTCACGGTGAGGTTTTCTCCAAACATTACAAATGAACAACTAAAATCTTGGCGACGAAATGCTACAAACCGTAAAACAGAAGAACTTGATTCTATTAAGTTTTCTTGTTACGTTGTAGGTCAGACTGTTAGTGGAATTTATTTCAATGATGAAATTGTTTTGGACGACGAGGGTAACGAGATTACCTTTGCTTCTCCTGTAATCATGGAGATGACTAATACTGATCGTCCATTACCTGACGCAATTCGTGCATTTTATGCCGTTGACCCTCACTTAGAATCTGTAGCACTCAAGATACTTGATTATGCAGGTTACGGTGATGATATCGACGCAGAGGACCCTACGCTGGGCTAGTTGAAGAATTAGCCGGGGATATAAGGATCAGATCAGCGGCACGACTAGCCGAAGCATTTCATACTGATCCTATTCAAATTCTAAATGCTGATTATGATGAGTGGTTAATACGCTTGGCTGTTGCCAAAGCCCTTGCAAGCGATCATGCTGAAAGGGAAAGAAAACGCAACAATACTACAGGTGGTTACGGATAACATACTGGGAATTTTTGTAGAATAACTACAAAGGTTCCCAGTTTTTCTGTTTTGAGGTAGCAATGGCTGTTGAAGAAAAAGTAATAATTAAGGTCGAGATTGATTCTGACATCACAAATGATCTTAACGCTATTGAACGACGCATAAAAAACCTAGATGCCACCACGAAAAAGTTTAACAAAACTAATCGTGACTTAGATAGAACTACGAATAAACTCACAAGTCGCTTTAGTAAAATGACCAATGTTCTTAAGGGGTTCAGTAGAGCTTTTCTTAATTTTGTTAAACTGATGGGAAAGTTTTCTTTTATTGCCCTTGCTGGACACATTGCTTTAGTTACGGCTGGATTGTTAGCAGCTAAGGCGGCTTTGATAACTGGTCGTGCTGCTGTTAAGTTATATGATGTTGCATTAAAAGGTTTAACTGTTACCGCTGCAGCTTTAGCGACAACTTTGGCTGTGGCTGCTGCTGCTATGCGAGAGTTTCAAGAAGCGCAATTAGCACCATTGTTAGGCGGTGGTAGGGTAGGCATGGAAAAGGCGAGAGGATTCACTGCGGGAATTAGCAGTAGAAATATGGGTTTGCTTGGCGGTGAAGCAAACACTGCTATTATAAACCAACTTGCTAGATCTGGAATTCGAGGGCCTCAAGCCAATGCATTAATTACTGGTATGTTTAATGTTACTGGTGGTGACGCTAAAGCGGTAACTTCATTGGCTGCTGCTATTGGATCTAGAAGCTTTGCTGATGCTAAAACAGCAGTTCAAGGCGCACAAGGCTTTAACAAAGGTTCTTTAGGCGGAGTCACCACTATGGCTGGTCTTATTGGCGCTGTTAGTTCTGGCGCAGCAACTGCTTCAAGTTATCAAGGGCTATCTCAAAACATGGGTGGTACGTTAATAGGAACCGCAAAAACTCAGTTTGCTAGTCAAAAGGGATTGTTTGCTGACTTAGGCGAGCCTCTTCTTGGTCCATTCCGAGATACATTTTTAGAAATATCTAACATTATCAAAAACGATATTATCGCTATGGCTTCGATAATTCAAAAATTTGGTGAAGGTTCGTTTGCTCCTACATTGGTTACCACTATTAGAGCTATCTCTGGTTGGGTTCGAGAAAATGTTTTGGAAGACATTGATCGAATTGAAGAAATGGGAAAAAGTTTCGTTGACTTCTTTGTAGGAGTTAGAGACTTCTTTGAATCCATGGGTGCATGGTTTAATAAGTTTGAGCCTGCAGCCAACTTATTGTTAGACATGTTTAAAGCAATGGGTAGTGCCGCTGGAGGTAGAGGTCTTTTCGCAGAGTTTAGGCAACTTATGACGGGTAATGCCGATAACTTTATTAAGTTTGGTGAAGCCATTGGTAACGTTATAGGTTCTTTGTTTGATCGCTTGTCTAATGGCCAGACAGGATTCTTTGATAAACTTCCTTTAATTAACAACGTTTTGAACTCGTTAGCAAATAATGTTATTCCTGCCATGTTTAATTTGTTTAATACTATTTTTCCTATCCTTGAAGAACTACCTGATGCTCTTAATACCTTGGCTACTGTATTGAATTACCTTGCGCCTGTTGTGTCATCTCTTGTGTCTGCTGTTGTACAGATAGCTGGCTTGATAAACTCTATAGGTGGCGATAATGGCTTAGGAAGCCTCCTAGCGGTGGGTGCCATGTATATGGGTGGTCGAAAGTTAGGAATATTTGGTAAGGGTCGTGCCATGGCTAAGGCTGGCACAGCTGCTGCTAGAGCAGGAGGAACGTTTGTTCCAGGTGCGACTGCAGCTAATGGAGTTAGGACAGGCGCTAGAGCTGCTTGGGGTCGTGGAATGACTGCAACTCAGCGCGCTTGGACAGGAACTGGAGGCACAGTAGATAGAATGATGTCTCAAAGGGTGAATCTTGCCGGTAGCAGGTGGGGATTGCCAAGAGAGTACGCCCAACGTGGTATACGTGGTACAGGGAACATGCTTTATAGTGGTTACGAGCGTACGTCTAATCTTGGTAGAGCTATTGGCGGATCAAGGCTTGGTCAAGGGATTTCCAAGTTTGGTAAATTTGCAGGAGGTAAAGCACTTCCAGGTGTTGGTGCAGTTTTTTCAGGTATGTCGGTAGCAGACACTTGGGGGAATGCAGCCCAAACTGGAGACATGGGATTTGGCGGTGCGCTTCACGGAGCCATGGCAGGCGCAATGATCGGACAAGTGGTACCTCTCATTGGTCCACTGGTCGGTGGTATATTAGGTGCTATTGTTGGTGGTGTTGGTGAATGGATTGCCGCCGGAAAAGGTCAAGAAAAAATAAAAAAAGAAGCAGTGAAACAAGGTGACAGAATAATGGACACCGTCACATCTTTTGAGGCGGGTTCAGGCTTCGAAGCATACCAACAACAAGCATCGATACACGAAGATTGGCAAGCGGCTATACTGGCTGGTCAAGATGAATATGGACGAATGAAAATAGAAGAGGATGGTTCGTTTGAAGGTGACACTGCTGACTTTGGTAAGTTTTTAGTTAATAACTTCGGCATAGCCCCTGAGTCAGTTCATCAGGACAATCTTTTTGGTATTTTATTGGAATCAGGGCTACTTGATGAACTTGAAGCTAACTTATTAGAAGCAGAAGATCTTTATTTTAGGCAGATGAATGCTGTTGCGGAAATAACTGGAGCGACAGCAGAGCAGATTGAAGGCTTTATGACCGCCCTTAATCTTGATGCTTATACAGACTTTAACGAGTCTGCTGTCGGTGTGTTAATGAATCTTTTTAATCTTGATCCTATCGACAGAGGAAGATCTTTTGTTGGCGATATAGACTTTAGTACCAGTATGGTTGGTATGACGAATAGATCTGCTTCGGCTAATGCTGCTTTAAACGCATTTAAAGAAAGTGGTATGATGGATGAAAGTTTGCTTATGGACTTCATTGAATCAGCAGCCATCGCAGAAGTTGCTATGGGTGGAAGCGCTGACTTGGCTGGTTATTCCGTACTTCAATCCATAAGAAACTTGCAAGCGGAGGGAGCATTTGGTGATGTTGATGTTGTTGGCAACTTTGATATAATTGGACAGCAAGAGAGACAACTGGAGTTAATTTCCGATAATTCTGGAATTCCCGTATCTCAACTGGAAGGCATGTCACCTAATGAAATTGATGCAGCGCTAAAGCAAGTGGATAAAAATAGAGACATATATAAGGGTGTCTTCTTTGGAGACAGAGGCATATCTGAGTTAACCCCAGACATGCTTGAAGGGTTTGACTCAAAGGCGTTTGGTCAATACGTAATGCACCATGAGGACAACAGGGACTTCATGAGAAACCGTGACAATCAAGGCTACATTGACGCTATAATGAGTGGTGATCTTGCTGGAATTGAAGCCGTTATCGGTCAAGAGGCATCACAGCAAATGCTACTTAATTTCATGACGGAAACTGGTCAGTACACTCAGGATCAAAATGACTGGCTGAAGACAATTGCTGACAACACAGCCTTGGGGACTCAAGTTATTGTTAATGCTGAAACAGTTGAGGGTCGTGGAGTTGACACGGTAATGCTTGAAATACGTACTGAAGTAAACGCAGCTGTGGCAGCGGAAGCAGAGGATAATAACTAATGCCTTTTGTAACAACAACATGGGTAACTGATTTACCTACTGGATCACCACCTGTAATTAGAACAGTAAATCCTGAGCGTGCTGTCTTGAGGACGACAGGGGTTCAAAATGATGAAGGTGAAAATGCTGATATTGAAGTAGCTTTTCCTTTTGGACCACGAGATATAAGTTATGACACTCTTGAAACTAAGTTTGTTCAGATTGCTAGACCAGGTAAAAAGCCAATTTTAGCAAAGCAGAACCAGCAATTAAGCACTGTTACTTTTAAGGCGGTTATTGCCGATAAGGAAAGTGGTGGAGTTTTACCAGTTGTAGACCTTTTAGATGACCTGACAAAAATAGCAGAAAATGGGTATAGTTGCAAGTTTGTTTATGGACACACGTCGTTATCTTTTTTTGTTGCTATAACTAAATTTAGTTATGCTGTTCAGTATAGGAATACTTCTGGTGAGCCAACAAGGGCGGAAGCCAGTTTTCAATTAACTGAATTACCTAGTATAAATCAAGAGATTGCAGAACTTTTGGCTGTTTATAGAACCCCAACATACACGAAGGCAATTCCACCACCGCCTCCAACGGATCCTGAAGACGAGGCGTTGGAGATACTGTGGTCATCAATGCAACAGCCTGTACGATATCAACAACTTATTCAGCGAGCAAGGCGTAGGGGCGAATTACCTGATCCAGACTCGATAACAAACTTCGCCCAAGCTCAACGATATACTTCATTGTTGGCTGAGTTGTATGATCAATCCTTTGAAGACACTTTAATGCCTTAATTGTAATCAAGGCATAGGAATGGTACAATAACAGTATGGTTACTGTAACAACTTCTGTTGACTCTTTGAAAATAGGTGAAATTGGCGATAAGATTGTTGAGATACATGAGTCCACCACCAGACTTTCATACGACTTATCTGCTAGTATGGTGAGTCAAATTACCGTGAGCGTGCATGACGCTGATTTTGAAATGTACAGAAACAACTATTTTATGATTGGACGTACTGTTGAATACTTATCACAACTTTTTGAAATATCTGATGTAGACCTAGTTCATGGAAACACGGATAGTGTAAACTTTACCGCAAGGCTTCAAGCAACTCAAGCGATGCGAAGAGACAGAGGACCAATGTCTTGGGGGCAGATATCACCATCAACGTTTGCTTCTTTAATGGCAGATAAGTTTGGTTTAGATAAGTTTATGGAAGACACGTCGGTTGATGGTGCAATTATTAGGGAACATAATGATAAAAAAGATGAGTCAACTTTTGATGTTTTAAGAAGGTTGGCTAATGCTTTAGATTTTAGGTTTTTTGAAGCAAAGGGAGTACTATATTTCGCATCAGAAGAGTTTATTGTTTCAAACACAGATTCTTTTACTATTAACATACCTTCTGATTCTACGGATGCATATTTTGGTTCAAGGGTTGCATTAAAAAGATCAACTGATACAAAAAAGGCATCGACAGCACAGTTGTCTCTAATTCAAAATTCTTCAACTTTATCAATCTACCCAGGCGCTTCTTTTGAAATAAAAGGCGTACCACATTATGAGGGTAAGTATATGGTTGATCGAGTAACTTTTCAAGCAGGACCAACTTCAATAGTGAGTGTGAGTGGGACAAATGTTCTAGATTCAGATGACATGGCTTGCGCTTTAGAGAACTTTCAACAGGGATCTAAAGGCGAGTGTGTAAAGAGAATACAAATAGCGGTTGGGGTGACAAGTGATGGAGACTTTGGTCCATTGACTAAAGCTGCTGTTATAAAGTACCAATCCGCCAATGGATTAACAGCAGATGGAATAGTAGGTCCTTTGACATGGGATAAGATCATGGGAATAGTAGAATGAGTAGAAGATCTTCTAGAAATAACAATTATTCTGGATTAGGTATTAATCCTAGAGGTATTTATAGGGCTACGGTTGCTTCTATAAATGGATCTTTGATAAACGTTAAAATTCCTAGATTAGGTCTTGATAACATTTATGAAAATGTACCTGTTGTAGGACCCACGCCGTCTGTTTCTGACGATGTGTTTGTTGGTTTTATTGAAGGAAACACTGGAAACCCTGTGGCATTCACGAGCGATGACACAAACACTGGGGACATTGAATCTGTTATTGCTGGCACAGCTTTGAGTGGTGGTGGCACTTCGGGTGATGTTACGGTTAACTTTGCCCCGTCAGAACTTTCCTCTGTAACTGTTGCTACGGATGACAAGGTTGTTATTGCTGACACAAGCGATAGCGATAACCCTAAGCATGTTACTGCTCAGTCTATTGCTAACCTTGCTTCAGCAAGTCCGGGTGGGTCAACAAGCCAAATACAGTACAACAACTCTGGCTCTTTTGCAGGCTCTGCTAACTTTACATTTGATGGAACATCTACAGTTACACTAACTGACACTGACGCTGGCTCTGCTGCTGCTCCGATTTTAGAATTATACAGAAACAGTGCTAGCGCTGCTGATGCCGACTATATAGGTCAGATAAAGTTTCAAGGTGAGAATGATAATGATCAGAAAGTTATGTATGCGAAGATAACTGGTAAGATTGATGATGCTTCGGATGGTTCTGAAGATGGTATTATTGAGATAGCCCATCAGAAAGCGGGTTCAAATAATATTTCTGCTCGTTTTACATCAGATGCTCTAAAGCTTATAAATGGCACTGGTTTGGAAGTCGCTGGCACTATTCAAATAGATGGTGCTTTAACTGTAGGTGTTGATGACACTGGCGTAGATGTTAAGTTTTTCGGAGCGACTTCTGGGAAATACATGCTGTGGGACGAATCAGCAGACGCTTTAATTGTCAAAGACACTGTAGACGCAGTTAATTATAAAATTAATGGCGGTCAAGGTTCTGATGGGCAAGTTCTAACTTCAACAGGAAGCGGAGTAGCATGGGAAGATCAATCTCCCCCTACAGGTGCAGTTGTCATGTGGTCTGGGTCTTCTGCTCCTACTGGCTGGCTTGAGTGTGATGGTTCAGCAGTTTCAAGAACGACGTACTCTGCTTTGTTTGCGATTATAGGTACTCGTTATGGAACTGGCGATGGTTCTTCTACATTTAATTTGCCTAACCCTGTTGATAGGTTGGCGATGGGTATTGCTTTAAGCACCACTCCGTCTGCTACCACGTTGGCTGGTTCTTCTGCTTTAGACGCTTTAGGTTTAGGTAACCAGTCTGCTGACCATTCACATACTGGAAACACGAATGAGTATGGGAACCATAGCCATAACGCTAATACAGGCAATGCTGGAAGCCATGCCCACAATATGAACAGTGCCAATATTGCCCACACGCATACTTACAGCAAGAGTAACTCTGGTAGCCAAACTACCTCCACTTCTGGCAACATGAGTACTAATGCTAACCACGGACATAATTTAGGCAACGCTGGATCGCATTCGCACAATTTTGCTACTGGGAATACTGGAGCGCATACGCACAACGTTACTGTCGGCGATAACTCTGCGGACCATAACCACTCTTTGTCTTCGTCCACTATAAGCACCACTGTAAATGTGGAACCATTTGGTTTCATTATTAAAACGTAACGGAGGAAATTATGGGTACGTTCGCTGAAGAACCTCAACATCTTGGTGGTGTAGGTTATTACAATAAGTTGCCTACTAGGACTATCACTGAAGATGGTTCTACTTGGACTATAGATAACACTAAAGGCTTTTTCGCTTTTGTACCTTTGGTCCCTGATATAGATGAAGATGAAGAACTTGGTTCAGATGGGGAAATGCATAGACGCTGCGATTCTGGCAAGAATCAGTATGGTCCTAGAGCATTTCATGTTTGGGACGATACGGCTAAGAAATGTAATTGTGGAGCAGATACTGCTCCACATTCTTTAACAGGTAATCACGATCTTCCTTTTAATGAATTAGAGTATTTAAGCGCAGTTTTCGGTAGCCCAGAGTGCGGTGGGTTAGTCATTTATATTGAGTCGTCTGATACCGAAGCAGAAAATAGAGTAGTTGCTGGTCGTCATTCTGCTGGAACAAGAACGATACAGGAACTCTTACGCTTAATGATGGAATGGGAAGTTGCAGGTTCTGACTTTGATTCCACTGAACCTATGGTTGATGTTTGTAAAAACATGCTTACACGTTTAGAAATGCCAGACGATGTTAGAGAATGGATTTGGACAAACGTTCCTGCTAATAAAGTTCAGAAGTATTTGGAAGGTAAAACTGACGCTCAGGTAGCAGATGATCCTCCTGATATTTCTGGGACTATAGTTGAAGAATGGCTTCTTCCTTTAATACAAAAAACATCATTAATAGGCTTCATGCCTACAGGCTCATGAATATAGATTTCCCGCTAGGCAAGTGGGCAGGCGTAGGTGTTTGCGATGGGTTCGTTGATCCTGATATTTGCGGCAAAGTTGATGCTACATTGACTGAGCATTGGGATGTCTTGTGGGATTCCAATGTTTTGTCAGAAGGTAAATCCATGCTAGGAGTTGATACCAGAATAAAAAATTCTTCAGATATGGCATTATCTTCAGAAATGGGCGAAGGTTTATACAGTTTGGGATGGTTCGAGGATGAACTTCACAAAAGTATTAGCAAAGCGCTTAACTACTATGTCAGTAAATATGACGGTTTGGCTCAGTTGGCATGGCCTCTGCGTGATACAGGATTCCAAGTTCAACGCTATGAAGAAGGTCACGGTTTTTATGCAGAGCATGTAGATGGCGGGCCTTTTAATTCAACAAAGGATCGTTTTTTAGCGGTTCTTTTGTATTTGAATGATGTAGAAGTTGGTGGCGAAACAACGTTCACTAAGCATGGGTTAAGTGTTGAACCGAAGGCTGGAAGAGTTTTAATTTTCCCTGTCCATTGGCTGTATCCGCATAGAGGAGAAATTCCTTTGAGTGGTCATAAAACAATTATTACAACTTTTATAGAACAAGAAACATAGAGGGGGCTTAATGAAAGAATGTGAGTGTGAAGCTTGTGTGTGTACCCAAGACTGCAACTGTGGATGTTGTTGCTGGGAAGAGTAATTGATTTAGTGTATTTATGATGGTATCATAGATACATGACTCGTAAACAAAACACAGTAAAAAGAGTAGTCCTTGCCGAAGGCTTTGCGTTGCCAGTTGAGGAAAAGCATTTCGATCAACTAATCACAACAGCATCGAAACCAGTTGTAGTGGACTTTTGGGCATCGTGGTGTGGTCCATGTGACATGCAGGCCCCCATTCTTGATGACTTTGCCGCTAAATATGCTGATGAAGTTCAGGTTATTAAAGTTGAAGTTGATAAAGCACCACTCCTACAAGAGCGCTTTGATATCGTAAACATACCAACAATGTTAGTTTTTGTTGATGGTAAAGAACAAGAACGCTTAGTTGGTGCTAGATCTTTGGACAACCTAGAAAAAGATCTTGCATCTTTTACAGAGGTTAAAACAAAGGAAGCATAAAATGCCAGATATGTGGGATTCTGTACCAATTGAGTCGTATGGTGAAAAACCACCATATGCTGAGATAATTAGAAAAGCTCTGAAAAAACCAAAGAAAGTTGAAGAAGTTGAAAGGGGAAAGAATGCTGAAGAAACTTCAGGGGGCATTCATAAATCACCCGAAGTCAAATAATATGACCTATTTGCAACATTTTGCTTTTGCTATTAGCACCGCAGTTTTGTTGATCTGGACAGCATGTTTAGGTATTATTCATGCCATATTTCCATTTTTGTTTAAAACTGACACAAGCGACAACCTTCGTTACTTGAATACTGAAATGAGACGTAGGTAGTATGGGACTTGGGTGGCTCCTACTAATAGGGGGAATTCTCTGGTGCATCGGTGCTGGAGCAATGTTATAGTTGACAACCATATAAATATTTAGTAGTATAGGTATTATGACTGATACATCAAATAACTCAATTAATATTGACCCTAATGCCGTGATGGAGAATTTGCTTGAGCAAATTAAAACACTTACAGCGGAAAACGCCACTCTTCGGGCGGCTCTAAATCAAGCTATTACTGAGGCGCAAGCCCTAGCAAATGCTCCAGAGCCAGTTGAAGAAGCCCCTGCGAAAGAGTCCAAAAGTAGTAAGTAATTAGGTATAATATAACTACCAAGGAGGTTTAGTTATGTCTGCCGGAGCATACGATATTACTTGTGAACAAGGCGCTACATTTAGCAGAACTTTAACAGTTAAAGACAGTAGTGGCAATGCTAGGAACTTAAGCGGTTATACTGCACGCATGCAGGTAAGACGCTTAGTTTCGTCTTCAAGCACACTTATTGAGCTTACTACTACTAATGGGCGTATTTCCTTGAACAGTAGTGGGGAGATTGCTTTGTCGATTTCCGCCTCAGATACTGCATCGCTAGCAGAGAGTGGCGTGTACGATTTGGAAATAATTGCTTCTGATGGAACAGTTGAAAGAGTAGTTGAAGGAAACTTTTACCTAGATTTAGAGGTTACACGATAATGTTTGAAGCAGACGATGGGCTAATTGCAGATACGACTTGGACACATGCAGTTGAGTTACAAAAAGAAATAATATACCTAAAAGCAAAACTTTTTGTTGCCGAGCAAGTTGTCGCAACGCTTTCTGCCCAGATTGAAGAACTTTCTAACCCTCCAGCCGATGAGGAAGAAACCACGCCCACTAAGAAAAAATGATTAAAGAACTTTCTTGGAATGTTGATGGGCATCGGATACTTATCAACGTTAATAACACAGAAATAGACGTAACTCCAAACATTTGCCCATATGGAGCATCAGAAGATGCCCCATGTTACCATGAAGGCATACAGTCCTGTGTAGTTAATTATTTTGTAAACACCTATGGATTAGAGGTAAACACAGGAGTTGCACCTGCCCAACCCTCACTGGAAATTGCATGGGCAATGTCTGGAAGTAAATGGGAAGTTGACTTAGTTGATCTTAAGGTAATACCTGTAGATGACCCAAATTTTAATGAATGGTATAAATCTATAACAGATGAAACTTCCTAGTAGTGGTAGTACCCCCTGAAATTTAGGTAGAATGTATATGTAGGTATTTTTTGGAGAATCTAATGGCTGAGTATGTTCTTTCATATCCATTTAGGATGAGCAACAACAATAGAAGAGCAGATGTGGTGCTGACTGGTACAGACACGTACAAAGCACAACAAGTTAAAGCTTTTGTTCGAACAGAAACTACCGAACGTAGTATATTTCCAAATTTTGGCATTGAAGAGCCAACTTTTAATACTTTTGACTCTGGTCAGTTTTACGATTCATTTAGTGACTTTTACACTACGGATAATATCGATATTGTGGAAATTGGGCTTGTGCAGTCAGAAGGCGCATTAACCAATGTAGAGATTAATTTTAAGTGAGGGTATAATGTCTTCTCCTGATGTTTCAAAATATGTAGACTTAACAGTTTTTGATGATAATCCAGTTACCGTACTAAACAGCATTCTTACTTCTGCTAGAGGTTTGTTACCAAATTGGATGCCAGAAGTTGGTCAGATTGAGGTTGCACTGGCAGAATCCTTTGCTACAAGATCATCAGAGTTGGCTGGTGGAATAAACAGGCTTCCTTCAGCAACTGCTGAAGTGCTTTTACAACTTTTTGGCCTTACAAGGAGCAGTGGTACTAAAGCGACTGCAACCTTAACAATTACATTTGCTGACTCCGATACGGTGGCTAGGTCACTTCCTGCTGGTACAAGATTTTTGTACACAGACACGGCGACTAGCACTTCGTATGTATTTGTTTTAGATTCAGCCTTTAGTCTTGACGGCTCATTGTCTGGAACAGCAACTGTTAGCGCACAAGCGGTGGGATCGACTTATAATATTTCAGCCGACACAGCAAGTTTGTCGCTTCTTACTCCTTCGTCTTTTTTCTCTTCTGCTACCTTCAGCATAAGTCCTTCTGGTGGTACAGACGCTGAATCAGATGAAAGGTATTTTGCTAGAGCCATTAACCTTTTAGCAAGTTACACATCTGCTTCAACAAGCACATCTCAGATAAAGTATTATATTTCTGCTAACAAATCGTATGCAAATAGGGTTGAAGTTTTCAATCGCAGGAGATATCGAGATCGAAACACTTTAGCAACCTCCTACTCCACCCACGATGGTAGCGTTTTAGTTGCCGTGGCTGGCACTATAAACACGCCTGCATCTGCAGCGCTCGAACTACCTGTTGCAAATTCAAATCTATCTGATCTTTACACTTCGCTATCCGCTAGGGTTCCTAGTGGCTTGTCGGTTGATGTTATGTCAGCAGAACTGGCGTCAATTAATATAACATCTTCTGTTGTTATGAAATCAGGTGAAACTGCGTCAACAGTTAAAACAAACATTGAAACAGCATTGAAAGCATACTTAAATGCTAATACTTGGGATTGGTCACAGCAGTATGTTAGAAGAAATGAAATAATATCTGTTATTGACTCTGTTTCTGGGGTTGACTATGTAGACACGTTAACAATGGACGGAACCCCACTAGTAGGAACAAGCAATGTTGGATACTTATCAACAACTGGATCAAACTCAAGTTTTACTGTAAATGTTGCTAATGCTGCAAGTTCTGGCAGTTATGCTGCTGGGGAAGCTTCAATTTACTATGTTGACTCTTCAAGTTCAACCGCAGTCCCAACTGTGTATCAATTCTCTAATGAGGCATTTACACTGAGTGGTGGGGCTAAAACTGGCGTAACATACACGGCTGTTGATAATGGAATAGCTTACAATGACGCCAACAACGGTGGAAACATTCCAGCAAGTACAACAGCATGGACGCCTGTTGCCGGAGATTGGGCTGGTTCCACCCACGCAAACGTCACGTTTGCTTCAACAAGTGCGATAACTGGAGGAAGTTCTAGCGCCAATCAGTTTGTTGCCTTAAGTGGTTCTGGGGCTGTGAGCACAGATATTGTTTTACCCAATTTAGGAACTTTAGTTACTGCTGGAACTCTAACTATCACAGTGTCGTAGGATTAGGAGCGTAACGTGTCAGTTCGAGATGTTAATCTTTTTTCTGCAAATCAAGCTAATTTTGGTGCTGAGGGCGGAACGAATCTTTCTGGTTGGGAATTAGTTTCTTCTCCAACTGGTGCTATAGTTCGAGTAGACGATACTTGGTTTTATAATAAATACAATCCAAATACTAACGACTTTCCAGGTCGTATAATGGCTTGGATTTCTAACGGAACTAACGATATTACTATTAAATCTGATTGGATACCCATTGAAAGTTCTCAACGTTACATGGCTTCCCTTTTCTACTTTCAAGGAAAGGGAGATGCTGATGTTACGCTAGACATGGAGTTCAATAGCACAAACAGTGGGACTGGTGATACATACGCTACAGATTCTTCTTTGTCTGCACCTACAACAATTACTTTTGCAACAGAAACAACTGTTTCTAGGCTTTTTAAAGATTTTACTGCTAGAGCGTCTGATAAGTATGTTAGAATGGTTTTTAAAATATCCGGTGGATCTGGGGGAAACTTAGCAAGTGAAGACGGTGGATTTTTCTATGATCCCGTTATCTGCGAAGACTCTTTAAATAAGATAGGTAGAATTTCTCATCGAGCATACACGGGCCTTCCGGCTTTCATGCGATTAGATGACGAAAAAATACATAACATACTTGGACAAGATCAACTCAATTTACCACTACGAAGGTATTTAGAGTCACTTGCATCATACGCTGACAAAATCGCTGACGAAGCAGCCCAGTTTGATTACACTAGACCCGAAGAAGGGACTGAAATCAAATCAAAACTTACAGATCCTGACACCGCTGCTGCTTCTTATTTGGCATGGTTGGCTTCAGTGACAGCAACAACTCTGCTAGTTTCGAGTTCAGGCTTTACCCCATGGAGTGCTATAGAGTCCTATGACGG